CCGTTGCGACTTATTCAGGTGATACGGGTTACATTGAAGTGAAATCCGACATGGAAAAGGCAGAAGAAAAGATTGAACGGATAGAATTTTCAATGGCAACAACTAAAAATTTTATTCGTATCATTGACAATGCAATTGATACACTGAAGGACGATGTATATTATGATCTGATTCGTCTTCGATACTTTGAAGGAAAGTCCCGTGAAGAAATTGCAGAATACTTTGATTGTGATGTTTCAACTGTAAACCGAAACAAGAACCGTTTGATCAATCTTCTTCAGATCAGACTGTTTTCAGATGAAGTCATTCAGCAAATCTTCAGCTATTGACAAATGCACTTTTCATGCACTTTTCGCGCTCTTTTATATCAGTATTATAAGTGTTATAATTAGTATAGTTAAAAGTGTAACTTGATGACCCACAGATAAATTCTGTGGGTTTTTTATTTTGCCAATAAAGGTTTGTGAAGATCCTCGTCCGTGTATGAACTTGCCCATCCTGCGGAACTCCTACTTTGCAAACCTTTATTCTTTAAACGAAAGGGGTGAAGATGCTGTGACACCAAAACAACAACGATTTTGTGACGAATATTTGATTGACTGTAATGCAACACAGGCGGCAATTCGTGCAGGTTATTCGGAAAAGACTGCAAAGGTCATTGGTGCTGAAAACTTAACGAAACCTGACGTTCGAGCATATATTGACGAACGCCTTGAAAAAATGCAGTCCAAAAAGATTGCTTCCGCAGAAGAAGTGATGCAGTATCTGACTTCTGTCATGCGCGGTGAAGAAATGGAAGAAGTGATTGTTGTCGAAGGTATGGGTGATGGTTATTCTTCCGCAAGATCTGTTGACAAAAGCGTTGGTGCAAGGGAACGAATCAAAGCATCGGAATTACTTGCAAAGCGTTATGGACTGTTGACAGACAAGATTGGTGTTCAAGGTGTGGTTCCTGTTGTGATTTCAGGTGATGATGAACTTGAAGACTAACAAACTTCATCTTCCCAAGATTGTTGGTAAGGGATACAAAACGTTCTGGAACTTCAAAGGGCGTTACCGTGTATGTAAAGGATCCCGTGCAAGTAAGAAATCAAAAACAACTGCACTTTGGTATATCACCAATATGATGAAATACAAAGGTGCAAATCTGCTTGTGGTGCGTAAGACGTACCGAACATTGAAAGATTCCTGTTTTACGGAATTGAAATGGGCAATTCACCGTTTGGGTGTAGACGCTTGGTGGGATATCAAGGAAAGTCCGCTTGAACTCACCTATAAACCGACAGGACAGAAGATATATTTCCGTGGTCTTGATGATCCGTTAAAGGTTACATCCATTACAGTTGACGTTGGTCAGCTTTGTTGGATGTGGATTGAAGAAGCATATGAAATCACCAAAGAATCTGATTTCGATATGCTTGATGAATCCATCCGTGGTGCGTCAGAAGGTGATTTATTTAAGCAGATCACGCTGACATTTAACCCATGGAATGAACGTCATTGGATCAAGAAACGATTCTTTGACCATTCAGAAGACCCTGACGTTCTTGCAATCACAACAAACTATATGTGCAATGAATGGTTGGACAAAGCTGACCTTGCAGTGTTTGAGCGCATGAAACGCGATAATCCAAGGCGTTACCGTGTCGCAGGTTTGGGTGATTGGGGTATTGTTGACGGTCTGATTTTTGAGAATTGGAAAGAAGAAAAGTTCAATCTGGAAGACATCAAACAGATCCAAGGAATCCAGTCCGCGTTTGGTCTTGACTTTGGTTATACAAATGACCCTTCCGCGCTGTTCTGCGGCATGATTGATCAGGCACACAAGAAGATTTATGTGTTTGATGAAATGTATAAGAAGGGTATGTCAAACGAAGCAATCTATTCTGAAATTGCTTCCATGGGTTTTGCAAAAGAAAAGATCACTGCCGATTGCGCGGAACCGAAATCCATTGCAAGACTGTATGACCTTGGTATTTTCAGGATTCGTGCCGCACGAAAAGGTAAAGATAGTGTGAACAACGGAATTGACTTCATTCAGGATTATGAAATTATCATTCATCCGAAGTGTGTCAATTTCATCACGGAAATTTCCAACTATACTTGGGACAAAGACAAGTTTGAAAATAAACTAAATAAACCTATTGATGACTTCAATCACCTAATGGATGCAATGCGTTATGCGTTGGAAGGATTCATCAGGGGTGAAACATTCAGCTTTGAATAAGGGGTAGAAATGTTAAATGATTTTGATGTAATTGTCAGGCGGTTTGATGCGGCAATTAAAATAGCTTGCATTTCTGATGTTCATTATGGTGCGTTGGAACATATGGAAAAGGAATGGAAGAACTTCATTCAAACGGTGCTTGCAGATCCTGACTTATATCTGATCCTTGGTGGTGATTTAATCAATAATAACACCCGTTCCAGTGTCGGTTCCCCTTGGGATGATACTGTAAGACCAAGTGAGCAGAAAAAACGCATGGTTGAATATCTGACACCTGTGAAAGACAGAATCCTTTGTTGTGTGTCTGGTAACCATGAACGCAGATCCATGAAAGACGTTGATGATGATCCCACATACGATATTATGACCAAAATGGATCTTGAAGAAGTGTACAGGCAAAATGCCGCATTTATGAAACTTCAGCTTGGTCAACGTCCCAATGAACCCAACAAAGGAAACGCCACATACACCTTTGCAGTGACGCATGGTGCAGGTGGTGGTGTGTATACAGGTGCGACAGTAAACCGTAATGAACGTTGGGGAAATACAATTGAAGGTTTGGATTGTTTGATTGTTGGACATACCCACAAGGGAACGATCAGCAGACCTTCCAAGATTGTTTTTGATCCGTATAACAATAAAGTGACGTTGAAAGAATACTTGGTGGTTTCCTGCGTAGCATGGCAGAATTACGGTGAATATGCATTGCAGAAAATGTTGTTACCTGCTATGACTGCAAAACCCCAAATTCTTCATTTATCCGATAAAGAAAAGAATATTGAAGTAAGGTGGTGACAATGAATGTTGCAGTTTATGAAAACCGCGGAAGTGGTGGATCAGCTTGCGCGGCAGAACGTAGAAACCAGAATGACTGACAAACAGTTCATTGTGGCTGAAATCAATAGATTCCGCAGATCAAAGCGGTTCTATGATATGATTGCAGGTGACAATTACTATTCAGGTAAACACGCAATCCTTCACAAGAAGCGCACTGCCATTGGTGATGATGGTAAACTGACAGTGATTGAAAACCTGCCCAATAACAAGATTGTGGATAACCAGTATAGAAAGATGGTTATCCAGAAATCAAATTACATCGTAGGACAACCGTTCGTGTTCGTCAGTAAAAATCAGGCGTATGTGGATGCGGTGAAACCGTACATCCTTTCTAAAACTTTCCTGAAGAATCTGATTGCAATCGTCAAGGATTTTTTAAACGGCGGTATTGCTTGGATGATGCCTTCTTATGATGAAAACGGTGAATTCTACTATAAACGATTCAAGCCGTATGAAATTCTTCCTATGTGGAAGGATGCTGAACATACGGTTCTGGATGCCGCAATTCGTGTTTATGAAATTTTAGGTTATGAAGGAACAACCGAAAAGGTTATTACCAAGGTTGAAGTGTTTAATCCTGATGGTATCTATTACTTTGAACTGTTAAATGGTAATCTGATTCCTGAAGAACCGTTTTATGAACCGTATTTCACGGTGACTGACGATGACGGAACCACACATGGATTCAATTGGGAAAAGATTCCCCTAATTCCTTTCAAGTACAATGACGGTGAAGTTCCCCTGATTACCATGTGTAAATCATTGCAGGACGGTCTGAATAAGATCCAGTCCCAATGGGAAGATCAGATGGAAGAAGATCCGCGAAACACCATTATGGTTCTTGTCAATTACGATGGTCAGAATCTTGGTGAATTTAGAAGAAACCTTGCACAGTATGGTGCGGTGAAGGTTCGTTCTATGGATGGAAGTCACGGTGATGTAAAGACGCTTCAGATTCAAGTTAATGCAGAAAACTACAAAGCTATTATTGAGCAGTTCAAAAAAGCTATTGTTGAAAACTGCATGGGTTATGATGCGAAGGATGACCGTATTGGTTCCAATGCGAATGAAATGAATCTGAAATCCATGTATTCTGACATCGAACTGGACACCAACGGCATTGAAACGGAACTTCAATCCGCATTTGAACAGATGATTTGGTTCCTGAATTGTCATCTTGCAAATACTGGTGTTGGTGATTTCGAAGGGGAAGAATATGAAATCATTTTCAACCGTGACATTATGATCAATGAATCCGAAGTCATCGAAAACATTTCCAAGTCACAGGATCTTTCCCTTGAAACCAGAATTGCACAACATCCGTGGGTAGATGATCCTGAAGCAGAATTGGAACGTATCAAAAAGCAGAAGGAAGAAGAACTGGATTTGTACGGTGACGGGTTTGGTCAGTCAAGTACCAGTCAAGTAAAAGATGATCCTGACAATGATGAAGAATAATTGAAGAAAGGAAGGTGTGATGGTTGTCACAGTATTGGCAAAAGCGTTTTGAAATGCTTGAAGATGCACGAAACAAAACCGCAATGCAAACTGTCAGGTCTGTCACACCTGCCTTTGACAAAGCACAAGCACAGATTGAAAAAGAAATTGATGCTTGGTATGCGCGGTTTGCAAAGAACAACGAAATCAGTCTTCAGGAAGCAAAGAAGTTACTGAACACCAAGGAACTGAAAGAATTTCGTTGGGATGTGGAAGAATATATCAAGTACGGCAGACAAAACGCACTGGATCAGAAATGGATGAAGGAACTTGAAAATGCTTCCGCACGGTTCCACATCAGCAGACTGGAAGCGTTAAAAATTCGGACACAGAATGCCGCTGAACGTGCCTTTGGTAACGAACTGGATCAGCTTGATTCCATGGCGGCACGGATCTATACCGATGACTATTACCACACTGCATATGAAATCCAACGTGGTTTAGGAATTGGTTGGGATGTTGGTCAGGTCGATCAACGCAAACTTGACAGTATTGTTTCAAAACCGTGGACAACTGATAAACAGACTTTTTCGAATCGAATCTGGAAATCCAAAACACAGTTGCTTGATTCCTTGCATACGGAATTGACACAGATGTGTATTTTGGGTAAGGCACCAGACCAAGCAATCAATGTAATTTCCAAAAGAATGAACGTTTCTAAAGGTCAGGCAGGACGCTTGGTCATGACGGAAGCGGCATATTTCGGATCTGTTGCGCAGAAAGATTGTTTCAATGATCTGGACGTTGAAAAATATGAAATTGTAGCAACGTTGGACAATCGAACATCTGATATTTGTCAGCAGATGGACGGTAAAGTTTTTGACATGAAGGATTTCCAAGCAGGTGTGACTGCACCACCTTTTCATTGTTGGTGTCGTTCCTGCACTGTACCGTGGTTTGAAGACAATGATGACGGTGAACGTGCGGCAAGGGATGCAGACGGTCAAACATATTATGTTCCTGCTAACATGAAATATCAGGACTGGAAAGACCACTTTGTTGATAAAACCAAAGATCCTGCTGACTGGTTAAAACCTGCGACATTTGATGATATTGTAAATGCAGGTAAGGAAGTTGAAGAAATCAGAAAAGCAATCAACTTGGAACCTGATATGTTTCCCCGTTCTTTCATTAAAACGAATCCTGAAGCAAAAAACACACAAGCGTTGATTGATTTTGTTAATAATTGTGATGATGCAGATCCTACTGTTGTTGAACTGTATTCCAAGATGCGACAAATGGAAAACATTGAATCTCAAGGAATTGAATTTGCAGTAAAACACAACAAGAATTCGGAAGTTGCGTATTGGTATAATTACAGGGATCAACTTACGAAAGCACACATCAGTTATCCCAAATTGACTTTGGATAATCCAACTGGACAGGTGAACACCACTTTACATGAACAAATGCACCTTATGGATATGTATTTAAGAAAGAATAAAAACGGAAGTGGTTGGTTCAGTCAAGAACAAGATGAACTGATAAAATTCTTTGAAAACATTGATACACAAAATGTAAAAATGTCGGATAAAGTCAAGAAAATGTTTTCTGACTTTAATGTTGAACGTAATAAATATTTTGATGAAATTGCTCAGATGAACAATAAACAGTCAAAAGAAGTGTATGAACTTTACCGTTCAGGTACAATTGATTTCAAGGAATATAAAAAACGAACCAAGGCAATTGATACACTGTATGATGATCAAGTTAATTGGGGTTCAAGAGATGTTTGCGGCGGTGGTGTGGATTGCTTCCAAGATATTTATGACGCTTTGTCTGGTGGTAAATTCCGTGACGATGGTATTGTCATTTACGGCCACGGTGGTTCATATTATCGTTCTATTAAACAAAGGTGTAGTGAAACACTTGCAAACTACGGCGCATTGAAAATCACAAGACCTGAACTGATTGATCTTCTACGTGAAGATTATCCTGATTTAGTTGATATGATGGACAAGACGGTTGAAGGAATGTTAAAAAAGGTGGGCGGTTAATGTGACAAAAGAAGAAAAGTGGATCAAGGTGCGCGGTTTAATGTTAGATGTCAGGGATCCCATGGTTCACGCATTCTTTGACATGGATAGTGAAGAACTGCTTGATGAAAAGATTGAAGTTCTGACTGCGCTGAAAGAAGGGAAAACACCTTCTGAAATTCCCAAGTATTATGATATTTTAGAACAAAAACCTAATGACGAAACACATTGGGACATTTAAAAACAAAACACCCTAACCATAATCGGTTAGGGTGTTTTTATATTGACGCATAGTGTAACGGAAGCACAACACACTTTGAATGTGTTGGTATTGGTTCAAATCCAGTTGTGTCAACCATTCGTCACTTTGGTATTTCATGACGATAACTTGAAAGACAACAATACCTGACTGAACAGGGACAACAAATGTGATTGAAAGGAAAGATCCAAATGAAAAAAGAAGACCTTATGAAACTGGAAGGTATGACAGAAGACCTTGCAACGAAAATTGCAGAACAGTCTGCCGAAGAACTGAAGGGTATGATTCCGAAAACCCGTCTTGATGAAGTCATTGCAGAACGTGACAACGCCAAAAAGGATCATGCGGATGTCCTGAAACAACTTGGTGCATTACAGAAGGAAACTGGTGATGTCCAGTCCTTGAAGGACAAGATTGCAGAACTGGAAACTGCCGCAAAGGAATCTGAAAAGACCCATGCCGCGGAAATTGTAAAGATGCAAAGGGCGAATATTGACAATGAACTTTGCATTGCGAACAAAGCAAAAAACAATAAGGCGGTTCTTGCTATGCTCGATGCGCTTGATGAAAAACTTGACATTGATGCATATCGTGCAGAACGTGTAAAGCAGTTTGAAGCAGTTGTCAAGTCTGACAGTTATCTGTTTGGTTCTTCTACCATGAAGGGTGCAAAGACTGGTGACAGTG